CAAAGCGCGCAGCGTGGCCCGACTGAGGCACAGATACCGGGGCTTCTCCCTAGCGGAGAAGCCCCGGTTTGCGTTCCAGGAGCAGGATGACCGAAAAACCATATACCTACAGCATCGACCTTCTCGCCCCCGATGGTGCGGTCGCGCGCAAGGCGCTGGCCGGCGAGCCAATCCTCGTGTATCCCAAAGGCACCCACCACCGCCCCGTTCCCTGGGGCGACGCGATCCGTACCTGGACGGTAGACGACACCGTGGTGCAGCAGCTCGTCGATAACTACGCCCACCGCGAGACGCGCGGGCTTCGGCAGAGCCGCCTGCCGGTCAACGAGGATCACCGGGGCAGCCGGGCGCTGGGGTGGTTCAACCAGGTGATAGCTCTCCCTGACGGGGTGGGGGCCACCTTCACCTGGAATAAGAAAGGCCGTGAGGCCTTGGAGAACGGCGAGTTTAGCTATTTCTCCGTGGAAATTTGGGACGAAGTGTTAGATCGCGTCACCGGCGAGAAGGTTCACAACCAGATCGGCGGCGGCGCGTTGACCAATTATCCGTTCTTTGGGGAGGCCACCGCGCTGATGTCGCGCATCGCCGGCGGCCCAAGTTCTGAGTTCACAGGAGGTGATCCGATGAGTGAAGAGTTGGAAAAGTTGAAGGCCGAGCGCAATTGGCTGCAAAATCTCCTTCACAGCCTGTTTGCGCGTTCGGGGGCCGCGCCGGCACCAGGAGAGATGTTGGAGATACAGTCCGATCCACTGCGCGAGCAATTCACCCAGTTGCAGGAGCAGGTGAATCAATTCACCGCGCAATTGCAGACGGTGCAGGGAGAGCGCGACGCCTACGCTGCGCAGCTCCAGAACCTGCAAGGCGAGTTGATGACCGTGCAGGATGCGCGGGCTGTGGAGCGGTTCAGCGTGCTGGCCGAGAGCTACACGCACTTGCCCGCCCAGACCTCCGACCTGGCGCAGCAGTTGCGCTGGTTGCACGAGGCTGACCCGGAAGGCGCGCACCGCGAATTTTTTACCGGCTTGCTACGGCGCGCCGATGACACGTTCGCCATCTACTTCCGAGAGCACGGGGTGCAGCGTGGCACGGAGACCGACACGGAATCGCGCATCGTCGCGGCAGTGTCGGCGTATCAGGCGGAGCATCCGGGCGTTGAGTACCGCATGGCGCTTGACGCCGTGCTGACCGCGCACCCGGAGTTTAAGGGAGGTGTTCAATGACCAGCATTCCGCAATATCCGATTCTCTACAACGAGGTGTTGCCGGCAGGCGCAGACCTAAGCAATCGCCAGTTTCGCTTCGTCAAAAAGAGCGCCGGTACTTACGTACTGTGTGACGCGGTGACGGACATCCCCGACGGCGCGTTGCAGAATAAGCCGGCCTTGGGCGAGCCGTGCGAGGTGATCGCATTCGGTCCAACCAAACTGGAAGCCGATGCTGCGATCACGGAGGGTTGGCTGATCGGCACGAGTGGTGATGGACAGGCCGCGCGTAAAATCCCCGGCACAAACACCACGCACTACGTCGTGGGGCGCGCGTTGAGCGGGGTTACGACTGCGGGGCAACGCATCGCCGCTTTTATCAACTGCATTACGCCGCATCGGGCGGCATAGGAGGTGAAGTATGTCGCAACCAGGCGTGGGTGATGTGCATATCAATCGGCTTTTGAGCAACGTCTCGGAAGCCTACAAAAACACGACTTACATCGTGTCGGCAGTGGTACCGCCGTTATTTGTGGCGAAGCAAAGCGACCTGATCGCCACCTATCCCAAGAGCTTTTGGGCGCGGTCGGTGGCGAAGAAAACCAATCCGATGGAACCGGCGCCGATCGGCGGCTACGAAGTCGCTTATAAGCCCTACTTCTGCGAGGAACGCAGCGTCGGCGATGTGCTGCCGGATGCGCTTTTCGCCAATGAGGACCCGCCTTTTGACGCGCGCGCCGATAGTTCCGAGTGGGTCGCCGATCAGCTCGAGTTGGAGCAGGAGATCAGCTTTCTCACCGACTACTGGAAGCCCGGCGTGTGGGGCGCGGACAAGACCGGCGGGTCGGATTTCGTAAAGTGGAGCGACTACGCCTTGTCAAATCCGCTGCAGGATATGGAGATGTGGGCGCGCGACGTCAAGATCAAGTTGTTGGGGCGCAAACCCAACACGGCTATCTTCGGCGATCTAACCTTCGCGCTCCTCAAAAACCACCCGCAGCTACTGGAACGAGTGAAGTACAGTGGCTCGCAGGCCGCGCCAGCGATGGTAACGAAGAACCTGATCGCGCAATTGCTGGAACTGGACCGGGTGGAAGTCGGAGAGGTGGTCTATACCACAACGCCGGAAGGCACGGGCGAGGATGATGTGGTGTATCAGGCCGGTTACGATGACGACGCCTGGCTCGGCTACATCGCTCCGCGCCCCGGTCGCAAGACCCCCACGGCGCTGACCGTTATCTACTGGCAAACGCTGTATGGCGGGCGGCGCTTCATCCGCCAACGGCGTGAACCACTCTCGGACAAAGGCTGGTTGATTGAAGGGTTCACGCACTATCAGATTTACGGTATGTCGGTTGATGCCGGGTTGTTCATCTCCGACGCCGTAGACGAATCGACGCCATAAGGGGGGCCACTATGTGGGTTTCGGCAACGCGCGGATTCATTTACAACAAGGAAGGGATACGTGTAGGGCGGATTTTCCGTTTGCAGGGACACCCTAACGACGGATTGTTGCTCAAGCATGGTCACGTCGTCGCCCTCGATCCACAGCCGAAGGCGGAGAAGCAACTGGAAGAATACCCGCAGTGTGACGAGTGTGGCGCGCGCTATATGGAGGCGTGGCAGCGTGATAAATGCCGCGCGGCGCACGCTGAGGGCGCACAGCCTGTTGCGCGCACTACCCACGTTATCGATGAGCGCAATACCGCCGGTCGCCGCGCCGCGCAGAAGTTGCGTCTGGCACAAATGGGGGCTTAATGGCGCTCTCGCCATTACAGCGGTTACGGATGGCGGTGGCCGACCGTCCCCGCGTCGCTCTGCGCGAGCAGGTCGGCATAGGGGACGGTATATGCACGCAGTATCAGACACAACTCTACCCGGTGGTCGTGGCATCCGAGACCGTGCTCGTCAACGGTGTGCCGGTGGCCGGCTACGTGCTGGATTACGCCACCGGGCTGTTGGCGTTGACCAACGCTCCAGCCACGAACGCGACCATCCTCGTGACCTACACCTGGACGACGTTCAGCGACACAGAGCTTGACGATCTCCTCGCGCGCTATGGGGCGCGTAACGCGGCTATCCACGCTCTGCTGTGGTTGCTCGCCGATACCGACCGGTTCATCCGCTACACCTTCGGCCAGGAGAGCGTGGATCGCAGTGCAACCCGTGAGGGGTTGGAGAACCTGGTCGCGCAGTTGCGGTCTATGTCTCCTAGTGGGGCGGTAGTGTTGGTCAAAGCGGAAAGCGCCGCCGACAAAGTGTTGCTGTCGCCTTTCCGGGGAGATGAACGCGATGCCTGGGCGACTACATAGTCCTGCTGTACGTCGCAATGCGCGCGTGCTCCATGCCGACAGTTATCAGCACGTCGAAGTGCGGCGAGGGCGACAAGGCGCCGAGGCGCACGTTGCGGATTTTCAAACGCGGATCGCTGCCGCGACGAACGCCATTGGTGGCTTGGATCAAATTACAGTAGGCGGAGCGAGTAGTCCACAAATGTACGTGCTGCACGCTCCGCACCAGGTGGACATCCGCAAGGGTGATGAATTGTGGACTGGCGCGGGGCAACGCTATCGCGTCGTGGTTATCAATCAAACGCCGGGACTCCGGCAGATTATCGCTGAGTACATTCAGTAAGGAGGTTTTGATGCAACACAAAACTCGTTTCTATAGATCGCTATTGGTTATCCTTTTGCTGTTGGCCGTCGCCTATCTGGCTGTGCCAAGCGCGCCCACCCCGGCAGATGCTGCGGCGGTGACAAGTTACCAGTCGCTCACGTTGCTAGATGGTAGTACCGCTTACACGACTACAACCTATACCCCAGCCTACCTTTCTGGCGGATACGGGCAGATCACGCTGCAGGTCAATAACGATGTCAGCGGGACAAACACAATCACAATTACGCCGCAGTTTGCTAATGATCTACTGGCGTGTTCGGCAAACAACAAGGATTGGGCAGATGCCACGGTAAGCGGAGTCTTCGCCGGGGTTAGTACGGTAACAGTTTCGACTACCACGACAATCACTACTAGTCCCGTAGCCTTTGGGGTACTTCCTGTTTATCAAACGCTAACCGGGGACGGCGCTACGTTGGTTGGTTTCCCCACGCAAGGCCGCTGCTTTCGGGTCAAGCTGACAACCTCGACCACCTTCACACCAACCGTGTACGCGCGGATGGAAAACGTGCAATGAACGAGATTCGCATCTTCTACGGCGGTCATTTGCAAGTGCGTTTTCAACCGCACGGCCAGATACGCGCCGACGAGGTCATCACTCCGCGTATGTTGCAACCTCCGGCAGCACCTATTGGCGCAGAGATTGTTTACAACGAAACAGTTCTCGGTAGAGTGCGTTGCGTGCGCCGTGAGCGGTTTGACCGGTGGGCGATTGTGTTCGATCCGACCGAGGCTATGACAATAGCTTCCGAGAAGATGCCGGAGACCAACGCCGCTACAATTCAGCCCTTACCCGGAACGCCTCTTGAAGCCCTGACGCCCTATCTGAACGCACGCACTTTGGGCACATTGGCGCAATTGGCTGGTGAAGGCGCGCCGCAAATCACAGTTGAGGAACTGAGCGCCAAAACGGATGAGGCGTTGCGCGCTATCGATGGGATTGGGCCGGGCCGATTAGCGGAGATCCGCATGGCTTGCGATGCGGCGCTGGTCGCGGCGGGCGAAGATCGCGCGTCCGGCGAGGACAAAGCGCTTCTTGAGGATGGCAGAGGCGACGCTGAGGCTGCATGACCGTTTATGCCGACCTGGGGGCGTGGGCGCTGGCAACGTTGCGCGCGACGCCCGGTGTAGTAGGGTTGGTTGTTGGTGGGGCGGCGCGTATCCTGGAGGCCGGAGAGATCACTCTGGCGGAGTTGGCGGCTGCACAAAATGAACGCCGTGAACACGCGGAAAACAATCGCGTGCTGGAAATTATGGTGCAAGACCTGGGTGAAGAAGGCATGGTCTCGCGCTGCGCGGTGCACATTCACGACCGCTACGGTTACACCAACATCCGCACCGCGCGCGAGGAAGTCATCAAGGCTCTGGTCAACCAGCCGGCGGCGTTGGCGCGCGATGCGTTCGTGATTGCCGTACAGTACGAAAGCCGCAGCGGGCATACTATCGCCGAGAAGCTCGATGCGGATATGGAGTACATCATTTTCAGCGGTACGCTCGTCGCCGAACGTGACAGCTATATGTAGGAGGGCTTATGTCTAGTACAACGATACAGTTCTTTGACTATGCTCATCTGTCCGCAGACTTACAGAAAATCAGTAAGCCGCTGTGCGACTTGGCGCATCTTATGGAGCGCACTTTGCCAGACGGCCCAGAAAAATCAGCCGGGATGCGCAAGCTACTGGAAGCGAAGGACTGCTTTGTGCGCGCGGCGTTAGAATCCAAGTAGGAGGTGATCGTATGGCTTCAGGAAAAGGTGCAGGCGGCGGCCTGCGATATTTGGCAGTGTGGGCGCTGGATGAAAACGGTATGCCGTTGGTGGCAACCGCTTCAGCCAATCCGACTATTCCGGCCCGGATGGAGATGGCGAAAGCCTTTACTCCCAATTTTCCGGACGGCGTGGTGATCCAATTCACCGGCGATGACGCCGCGCAGGGTCAGATCAACCTACCACCCACCGAGTTGAGCAACATCGAGTTGCGCACTGGGATGGCAAATTATGCCGTTGACGCTGTGCTGCAAGGCATCAACGTTGTTGATTTGGCCGGCGGCAAGATGCTCGCGCGCGAAACTGACAAGGATGGCTGTCTCGTTGACACGTTCTTGCTGGGGTATCAGCAGGGCATCGACAAAGACCCTACCAGCCCGCAGTACGGCCAGCGTATCTGGTTGTATTACATGGTCCCCATTGCGCAGGTACGCCCCTATGCTGGCGCGATGGAGGAGGGCAACGCGCGTGAAAATCGTTACGTCGCCACACCGCAAAAATCCAACAAGTATCCGTGGGGCGTTAAATTTTCCGAGGTGTTGGAGGGTTACACCGAGGCGACTGTTCTCGAAGGCTCGCTGAACGGCGCACCGATGCTGGCCGGCTGGCTCGGTGATGGCTACCGGGATGTGTTTACCCTCAATCCCACGGCTCTCGACATTGCACAAGTGCGCGTCTTCCGTTGGGATCATACGACTGGCGTGGCTACGGATGTCACCGCGACCGTAACGATTGCCACCAACTCGATTACGTTCCCCGCGCCAGTGTCGGAGGATGATCTCGTTTACGCCTTTTATCCTACAGCCGCCGGGTGTTAACCAATGCTTGAAACGCACGAATTGACCTATGAGGGCAACGAGTTGACGGTGCGGCTGGTGTTGGGGAAGGCTACAGTACTGGTCGGGATGAAACGTGCTCTGCTACAAGGGCGCGCCAATGCCTACCTGGACACGCTGCCCAAAACAAACGACGTTGCCGGCCTGGATGCGGCGGCGCGCCAATTGCTGGTGCGCCTGCTCTATCCTGACCTGCTCGCCTGCGTGGTCAGCGCCGAGGGGGTAGATGCGGATATGGATGTGGAAACGTTCCTCGCCTTGCCGGAGCAGTTGACCGATGCCTGGCAGAACCTGGTCTACGAACTCAATCCGCATTGGTATCCATTCGCGCGTCCGGCAGATGAAACCGAGGTAGCAGAAAAAAACGTGCCCGCGCCCAACAGCGCCTCCGCCAGCGACTCCTAGAGTACAATCGGGCACTGGAAGAAGGGCGCGACGCTGGCAATCTGGAAGACGATGGGGAATGGGCGCTCATCGAGCCGGAAGCAGCGTTCGAACTATGGAAGCTGTGGCGGGCGTTCGGTGAGCAGGTCCCATTGTTCGATGGGGGCCTGGTGGACTGGCCGGAATGGGTGTTGCACGATTTCAAAATTATTGAATGGCAAAACCGGATCGCGCGACACGCGCTCGATTTAGATTGATGCGGGAGGCGCGGGGCCTCCCGCATTTTATTAGGAGGACATGATGGCGAATAAAGCGCAGCGTATACCAGGACTGAATGGTGAACGCCAGCTATGGGTAGACCTCGGTGGCGAGCAAGCGTTTGCCCCGGCAGTAAGCGTGGTAGATGGCAGTATTGCGGTCGAGATCGACATAGCGCATACACACGTTGCTGTTGGCACGGCTTCGACGCCGCTGCTCGCGGCCAACGCGCAGCGTCGTTA